GTTGGGAGTTGCTAGCTTCTGACCCTAATCACACTTATTTGTGTACGAACTCTTTGAAGGAAGAGATTCGTCCAACCGAAAAGACGAAACAGAATAAGATTCGAACGTTTACCGCCATGGCAGTTGATGCTACAGTTGACGGAAACAGGTTGTTTGCGGATATGAATGAAAAGATGAATTCAGCTTGGTTGACTTCACCATCTACAGTTGGATGGAGTCCTACCAACGGGAATTGGGCACGTTTAATAGAAAAATTGAATACCCACCCGAATGGTTACGCTCTAGATGAGAGCGAGTACGATTCAAGCTTGCGATCCTACATGATGTGGGGTTGCGCACGATTCCGTTGGACATGTTTGAGGGAGGATTATCGTACCCCTGAAAACTTACGACGCATTAAGACATATTATAGAAATTTGGTCAATACAATGATCATTTCACCAGAAGGAGTTTTAATTCTTAAGTTGGGAGGAAATCCCTCGGGAAGTTGTAATACTATCAATGACAATACGTTGATTTTGATGACTCTTCTGTCCTATGCCTGGATTCGAAATGTTCCAGAGAAGGAAGAAACATCCGTAGAGGAGTTTCTGCAAAATGTGTCGATGGCCCTGTGTGGTGATGATAATACGTGGACAGTAAGCGATGAGGCCCATCCATTTTTTAATGGAAAGAGTGTCTGTGCTGAATTTGGTACCATTGGTGTAATCACGACGTCGGATTGTTATGATCCACGCCCAGCTGAAGATTTAGATTATCTCAGCGCACATACGGTGTATTTGAAGGGAATAGCAGTACCTCAATATAATCGTGGAAAAATCTTGACCTCTCTTTTGTACAGTAACAAGGCTAAGCATACACCAGCAAATGCGCTTACACGCGCGGCGGGAATGCTAGTTTGCGGATATACAGATCCGACCTTGCGAAAGTTTTTGAGAGAATTGATTGGTTGGTTGTTAGAAAAGTTTGATCGTGTCTGTGCTGATGAGCCAGACTGGATAGTAGCCAAATGTGGTATTTTATCCGATCAACGCCTGTTTGACCTCTGGACTGGAACGTCATTTTTCCTCCAAGAGCAGTCATTCC